ACACAATTAGCTTGTACTAGTTTATTAATTGAGATAGAAGATACTGAGTGCCCTAATCCATACATAGAAATATCAAGGATTATTACTGGATCTTATTGGTCTCCTAAGTACAATACTTCTTTCGGACTATCAACAGGTAGCCAAGATTTAAGTAAACATCAGCGTAGTGAGTCTGGTGACTTAATTACAAATAGAGGTATTCGTTATCGTAACATGAGATTTGACTTAACATGGTTACCTCCAGAAGATAGACTAGAATTTACAAGAATACTTAGAGGAAATGGATTACCAAGACCTTTATTTATAAGTTTATTTCCAAATAACTCAGAAGATTTTGAAAAAGAACAATCACATCAGATTTATGGAAAATTATCACAACTTTCTGATATAACACATCCTATTTTTGAAATCTACAGTACAAGTATTGACATAGAGGAGATTTAAATGGCAACTCAGGCTTTTTATGTTGGCCAAAATGATTATTTAACAGCTCTAAATGTTTTATATGATGCCACCGTTAGTGGCGGCAAAGCGTTATTTAGTATTGGAGCTAATTCTCCTACTACTTCACCAACTGGTGGTATAAGCTATAATTCGTCTACAGGCGTATTTACTTTTATACCAAAAACCAATGAAATACCTACAATAGTAGGCCAGACAAATAAATACCTATTCACAAACGGATCCACAGTAAGTTGGGGAACAATTACCCCAACACCGCAAAGTAACTGGACCGCTATTACAGCTGCAACTGGTGCTATTCTTAATAAACCTAATTTTGCAACTGTAGCCACAACAGGTAATTACGCAGATTTACTAAATAAACCCACAATAACTACCCTTACAGCTAGTGGTGGTGGTGCTTTATCTATTTTAGGTAATACATTTCGATTTACTCCTGCAGCAGTACCTACATATACTATTAACACAGCTACTCCTAATGGAAATGGTAGCTTAACTCTAACAGGTAGTGTTTTTACATTTACTCCTCCAGTTATTCAAAGTTCTTATAGTTTACCTACCGCAAACACAGCTTTGTTAGGCGGTGTAAAAATTGATGGTATAAGCATTAAGATTACAGCAACTGGAGTAATTTCTGGATTTTCTGGTAACTATGCAGATCTAATAAATAAACCAACAATACCAGCAGCACAAGTTCCCTCAGATTGGAACGCAACTTTTGGTGCTGCGCAAATATTAAATAAACCAGTAATACCAAGTATTACTGGTTTAGCACCTTTATTAAACCCTACTTTTACAGGTACTCCAACAGCACCTACAGCTAGTTTAGCTACTAATAGCACACAGATTGCTACAACAGCATATGTGAGAGGTGAAATTAATGCATTAGCAGCTAGTGCCAATTCAGCACTAGACACTTTAAATGAATTAGCTGCTGCATTAGGAAATGATGCAAATTTTGCTAATACAGTTACTAATCAGCTAGCTTTAAAAGCACCTCTTGCTTCGCCTAATTTTACTGGTACGGTTGACTTTTCTGGAACATCCGCAGTAACTGGTTTAACTAAAGCAATGGTTGGGCTAGGTAATGTTACTAATGAGAGCAAAGCTACAATGTTCACAGCCCCTGTATTTACAGGGGCAACAACAGTAAGTGGACATATAGTACCTAGCACAAATATTGCATATGATCTTGGTTCTGTAACAAATAAATTTAGATCCTTATATTTAAGTAATAATACAATTTACTTAGATGGTTATTCAATTAGTGTTTCTGCTACAGGATCATTACTTATTACCGATACTGCAACTCCAAATTCTGTTCCAGTAGAAGTAGCAAGTGTTGCAGCAGTAACAGCAGCAATATCCACTAGCGTTGGTAATGTTACTAACGAGAGTAAAGCAATTATGTTTACTAATCCTACATTTACTGGTACAGTAAGTGGGGTTACTGCGGGAATGGTAGGTTTAGGAAATGTTACTAACGAGAGTAAGGCTACTATGTTTAGTAACCCTACTTTTACTGGTACGGTAACTGGTATTACCTCTACGATGGTAGGTTTAGGCAATGTTACTAACGAGAGTAAGGCTACTATGTTTAGTAACCCTACTTTTACCGGCACAGTAAGTGGTATTACTCCTGCAATGCTTGCCTTAGAAAATGTTGATAATACATCAGATTTAAACAAACCTATATCTACAGCAGTACAATCAGCCTTAGATAATATTGCTATTACCATTAATAGTATAGATATAGTAGGATTATCTAATATAGTATCTACTAAAGCTGCTATAGATAGCCCTACTTTTACTGGTACAGTGGGAGGTATTACTTCCGTAATGGTTGGCTTAGGTAATGTAGACAATACTTCAGATCTAAATAAACCACTTTCTACAGCAACAATAGCAGCTATAGCCGTAGAAACTGCAAGAGCTCAAGCTGCAGAATCCGCTTTTGTAACTAGTGATAATCCTACTTTTACCGGCACAATAAATGGCATAACTAAAGCAATGATAGGATTGTCTAATGCAGACAATACATCAGATTTAAATAAGCCTATATCTACTGCTACTCAATCAGCCATAACTGCAGAAGAACAAAGAGCACTAGCTGCAGAAGCATTATTAGCCCCACTATTAAATCCTACATTTACAGGTGTAGTAAGTGGTATAACTAAATTAATGGTAGGTTTAGGCAATGCAGATAATACATCAGATTTAGCTAAACCAGTATCGACAGCGACCCAAATAGCAATAACAGTAGAAAGTATAAGAGCACAAGCAGCAGAAGCATTACTAGCACCTTTAGCTAGTCCTACATTTACTGGTACAGTAAGTGGCATTACTTCTGCAATGGTTGGTTTAGGTAATGTTACTAATGAGAGTAAAGCCACTATGTTTACTAGTCCTGTATTCACAGGCACAGTAAGTGGTGTTACCTCTACAATGGTAGGATTAGGTAATGTTACTAATCAGAGTAAAGCTACTATGTTTACTAGCCCTGTATTCACAGGCACAGTAAGTGGCATTACTTCCGCAATGGTTGGTTTAGGCAATGTAGATGATACTTCAGATCTAAACAAGCCAGTATCAGTAGCTACACAAGCCTCCATTATAGCCGAAACAAATAGAGCACTAGCAGCAGAAGCATTATTAGCTCCTATATCTACTACCTATACCAAAACTGAAGTAGATTTAATGGTTAGCCAAGTTAGTTTACTAACTCCTGGTTTAATAGCTAATATTACTCAACTAACAGGATATTTAAACGATAATGCTATATCTATAGGAGATATTGTAACTAGTTTAAATGGTAAAGCTCCAATATACAGCCCTACTTTTACAGGTACAGTAGCTGGTATTACTAAAGCGATGGTTGGACTATCAGATGTAGATAATACTTCAGATGCAAATAAACCAATATCCGTAGCTACTCAAGCAGCTATAGATGCAGAAATAAGTAGAGCGCAAACAGTAGAAGCATTATTAGCAACTAAAGCCAACCCTACTTTTACTGGTGTAATAACTGGTATCACTAAAGCTACTGTAGGATTAGAGAATGTAGATAATACATCTGATTTAGACAAGCCGGTATCTACAGCAACCGCTACAGCTATTGCTGTAGAACGTGATAGAGCTTTGGCAGCAGAAGCAGGTTTTGTAAGTAAAGATAACCCAGTATTTACTGGAACAGCTTCAGGTCTAAATAAAACTACTATAGGTTTAGGAAATGTAGATAATACATCAGACCAAGATAAGCCTGTATCAACAGCAACAGCAACAGCTATAGCCTTTGAAGCTACAAGAGCACAAGCAGCAGAACTTTTATTAGCAGCTAAAGCTACTACATATACTAAATCAGAAGTAGATGCAAAAATTGTAGAAATTGGGGCTATTCCTACAGGATTAGTAGATACACTTGCAGGTCTTGCCCCTAAAATTTCTCCTATATTAACAGGAATACCCTCAGTACCAACAGCAAGTTTAGAAACTCAATTAGATGTACAAAACATTACTGTTACAGCAGGTATAGCTACAGTAAATTTTGCTAGTTTAATTATACCTCCTTTTACTGTAGGTTCTAGCATAACTCTTGTTGGATTTGTTCCGGCCCAAACAACTAGTCCAGTTAATAATGTAAATTCAACATTTACAGTATTAAGTTGCAATGCAACAAATTTAACATTTGCTTTAACAGGCACATACACTAATACAACCTTAGGGGGCATTAGTGGTATTAATCGTTCCAATCAGATCGCTAACTTAGCATATGTAAGTGCAAAAATTGATGCTGTACTTAGTTCCGGCCCTGGTGCTTTAGATACACTAAACGAATTAGCTGCAGCTTTAGGCAACGATGCCAATTTTTCTACTACAGTACTTAATGCATTAGCCCTAAAAGCACCCTTAGCTAATCCTAGTTTTACGGGCACAGTAAGTGGTATTACTAAATCAATGGTTGGTCTAGGTAATGTTGATAATACCTCAGATGCAAATAAACCAGTATCTGTAGCAACGGCAGCAGCCATAGCCGCTGTAACAAGTTCGGCTTCCTTAACAGGATCAGTTGATTTTTCAAATGCTACTTCAGTAACTGGATTAACTAAAACTACTGTTGGTTTAGGCAATGTTGATAATACTTCAGATGCAAATAAACCAGTATCTACAGCACAACAAACAGCCTTAAACTTAAAAGCTAACATAGCGTCTCCAACCTTTACAGGTACCGTAAGTGGAATTACTTCCGCAATGGTTGGTTTAGGTAATGTAGAAAATTTAAATAGAGCTTCTTTATTTACAAGCCCTACAATTACTGGAGTTTTATCTGTATCTGGAACAACTTCTGGGTCTGTTAGAATTCAAGCTCAACCAGACGCTGGTTCAGCAATTTATACGCTACCAGCAACAGCACCATCATCAGATGGTTATGTTTTAAGCAGTAATACTTCAGGATTACTAAGCTGGGCAGCACCTGGATCAGGTCCATCAGGCGCCTCAGGCGCTCAAGGTGGAGCAGGTTATCAAGGTGCCACAGGACCACAAGGTGCCAGTGGATATATTGGAAGTGATGGAGCTACAGGTGCCGCAGGTTCAAATGGAGCTACAGGTGCTTCAGGTATTCAAGGTCCACAAGGCCTTCAAGGTGCCACAGGTATGGGAGCATCTGGAGGTGCGGGATACAATGGTGCTACAGGTCAGGCCGGGTATCAAGGTGCTACAGGTGTAGGCTTTCAAGGAGAATCAGGTGGACCAGGGTATACTGGTGCTACAGGAGCTACTGGATATCAAGGTGCTACAGGTATTCAAGGTGCTACAGGTATTGGATATGCCGGAGCACCAGGATCAACCGGTCCTAAGCGTGAAACCATAGTTTATGAGTTAACAGGCTTCGAAATGCGAGGAGGTATTGTAACACCAGCAATGTATACTACTCCTGACCCTATATTACGTATTAGAACATTTAATGATGGTAATTATCTTACTTTCACTGATGGTGTTAATGGCAGTGGTGCTCTGGGCGTAGATCCTTGGAAAGCGCAATTTTATATTGGTTTAAGTGGTAGTTTAAAATTTAATTTAATATCACTTAACATTAATACAGGCAGTGGTACACACATAGTATACGTTAAACTATATAACTATGTAACAGCTACTTTTATACCTTTTGGAAGTGTTCAGTCTCCGGGCGGGTTTAACCAGTTTGCAATAGAAGTACTAGACTACAACAGTTATAGAAGTATAGATGGTACAATACTAATCGAGCTAAGCCATTCTAGCGAAACTACTGCAAATACTACTCAACTTGAATATCTAACCTTAGCAGATTCAGTTCAAGGCGCACCAGGTAAAACAGGTGCTACAGGAGCCTCAGGACTACAAGGTGTATCAGGATATCAAGGCAGTTCAGGTGTTACAGGTTATCAAGGTGCAACAGGTATTGGATACGCTGGTGAAGCAGGTCCTTCTGGTGGCCAAGGCTATGATGGTGCTACAGGTGCTACAGGATTACCAGGAGCTACCGGTGCAACAGGTACTGCAGGTCCTACAGGACTAACTGGTACTACAGGTGCATCAGGTCTACAAGGCTCAACAGGTGTAACTGGATTTACAGGAACTACAGGAGCTTCAGGTGTTCAAGGTTATGTAGGAGCAACTGGATATGGTTATCAAGGTTCAACTGGTCTTGATGGATTAAATGGAGCCACAGGAGCCAGTGGAGCCACAGGTTATCAAGGAGCAACAGGTGTTGGTGGTATAGGTGCCACAGGTTATCAAGGTGCTACAGGTATTAAAGGTGATTCAGGATTAGGTTTTGCAATAGCAAAAAGTTACCTATCAGTAGCCGCACTTAATGCAGATACTAGCCCAACTGGTATTGTAGCAGGACAATTTGCTATAATTGAAACCACTAGTACTGATAATCCTGAAAATTCAAGATTATACTTATGGAATGGTACTACATATTCTTATGTATCAGATCTATCAGGTGCACAAGGTATAACAGGACCACAAGGCTATATAGGTGCTACAGGTAGTTCAGGTTTTCAAGGTGCTACAGGTATGGGAGCATCTGGTGGTGCGGGTTATCAAGGAGCAACAGGTAGTTCTGGTGTTACAGGTTATCAAGGTGCAACAGGTAGTTCAGGTATTCAAGGATTACAGGGGGCAACTGGTTTAGGTGCTACAGGTGTAACAGGAGTTCAAGGTGCTACAGGAGTTCAAGGTGCTACTGGTCAAGGTGCAACAGGTGGTCCAGGATATCAAGGTGCTACTGGTACAATAGGAGCAACTGGTACAATAGGAGCAACTGGTAGTTCAGGTATTCAAGGCTTACAAGGAGCAACTGGTATAGGTGCTACAGGTGGTCAAGGATATGATGGAGCTACAGGCTTTCAAGGAGCTACCGGATTAGGTGCTACAGGAGGACTAGGTTATCAGGGTGCTACAGGATACGAAGGTGCTACAGGTATTCAAGGTACAATAGGAGCTACAGGAGCCACAGGTTCTGGAGCAACAGGTGCTTCAGGAGCAACAGGATTTACAGGAGCCACTGGTGCTTCAGGTGTTACAGGTTATCAAGGTGCTACAGGAGTTCAAGGTGCAACAGGTGCAGGTGCTACAGGTGCTTCAGGTGTAACAGGTTATCAAGGTGCTACAGGTACTATAGGTGCTACAGGAGCATCAGGATTAAGAGGATCTACAGGTCTAGGAGCAACAGGTACTATAGGTAGTACAGGTGCATCAGGTCTACAAGGTGCTACAGGCTATCAAGGTGCTACCGGCTCAGGTGCCACAGGTGCTTCAGGTGCTACTGGATATCAAGGTAGTTCAGGTGCTACAGGTTATCAAGGCACGACAGGTGTTACAGGGTATACAGGAGCTACTGGTTCAGGTGCTACAGGTGTTACAGGATATCAAGGTGCTACAGGTGCCTCAGGTGTTATAGGTACAATAGGAGCAACAGGAGCTACTGGCTCAGGAGCTACAGGTGCTTCAGGCTATCAAGGTGCTTCAGGTGCTACAGGTACAATAGGAGCAACAGGAGCCTCAGGACTACAAGGTGCTACAGGTGCTGGTGCTACAGGAGCTAGTGGTGCTACAGGATATCAAGGTGCTACAGGTGCTTCAGGTGTTACTGGATATCAAGGTGCTACTGGCTCAGGAGCTACAGGTGCCTCAGGTTTAGACGGTATTGCTGGTCCTACAGGTGCTACAGGTGCTACAGGTATTGGATATAATCCACTTACTTCTACAACTACAGTAACTGTATCTACAGGATCTAAAACCTTTATAGTTAATAGAGATACTAGTCAGTCAGCTTTTGCAGTTGGTCAGTATGTAAGAATGACTGGAACCGGACAAACTATTAATGGAGTTTATTCTAATGTTTTAGAAGGTGTTATAACCAGTTACTCAGGTATTACTTTAGTAATAAATGCCAGTACAGTAATAAGTTCATCAGATGCCTCTGCTACACCTTGGAGTATAACTGCAGCAGCTCCAGCAGGAGCAACAGGTTCTGCTCAATTAATAGAATCAGCCACTGCTCCAGTTAATCCAACCGATGGATTAATGTGGTTAAGCACTAATACTGGTACTCTTAATATCTATTATGCACCAGAAGAAGTTTGGTTAGCGTATTCAGGAGGCGTACCTCCTACTCCAGCAACACTTAATAATGTTACTAATGAAAGTAAAGCTACTATGTTTAGTAGTCCTACTTTTACAGGTACTGTTAACTTACAAGCAACTTCAGAAAAATATACTCCAGCCACTATAGTTTCACAAGCAGTAACTTTAAACTATAACGCAGGAGCGATTTTCTCCCTAGCTAGTTCAACAACTAACATAACACTTAACTTTGTTAATGTTCCAGAAGGTCAGTATATAGCTACTGCAGTTAGTTTGATTATTACACAGGGGTCTATATCCTATATCCCAAATAACATAACAATTAATGGTTCATCTCAAACACTGTTATGGCAAAATCAAGTACCTCCAATAGCAACACCATATAAAACAGAATTAGTAACTCTTGTATTTATAGGTACTGCAACAAGTAATATTTGGACAGTACTAGGTAACTTAACAACTTATGGATAAAAATGCCTAGAATATCATCACTAATCACTAAGGGGTTTAATACTCCTTATGTAGTGCCAGATTACTGGCATATTCCTCAAGGTGCAATTATTATGTATTCTGGAAGCTCAGTACCTAGTCTAACAGGTTGGACTAGGTACTCTGCAGCAGACGGAAAATTTATAAAAGGCACTGCAACACAGTCTGAAATAGGTACAGTAACACCAAATAATAACGATCAGCTAGGTGCCGGCGGAACAACTACAGGTAGTGCTGGGTATCACTCAGGCCCTTTAACTATAGTTAAAGAAAACGGCATCGCTAATCCACAAAATTCAACAGTAATGTCATATACTCTAGGTGGGGGCAGTCACGCACATTCTTTGTTCTATAGCCTAGGTGCCGGAACTGATTTAAATCCTCCAAGTACAGACTATATATTATTAGAAGCTACTCAGGATCAAGAATATTTTCCTGCTAATGCAATAATTAGTAAAGCTACTCAAATAACAGGAAGTACAAAAGAGTTATCAATAAATCAAAACAGATATATAAGAGGTGGATCAACATATGCTAATAACTATGCTACACAGCGTAGTATATCTGGATTTACTGATCAACAAGGTAGTCACACTCATGGACCAACAAGTTTTCTTGGAAGTACTTTTGCTAGTGGAACAAATACCTTAGCTTTTAGAGCTGAAAATAGCAGTTCAGGATTATCTCACTCGCACAGCCTTTCCGGAACCATAACGGGTGCTACACTTCTAGGAACGTTACTAAAACTCTGGAAATTAGGTTCTAAAATGACTGCTGAAGATAACATAATAGTTATGTATACAGGTAATATTGCTAATTTGCCTAGTTATTGGAAAGTATGTAATGGTAGTAATGGTACACCAAATATGGTAGACTTTTTTCTTGGATATTCAAGTGATGAGAATACTGCTCATAATACTTATACTCCTTATAGCGCACCATTTAGTTCAGGAGGTCTAAGTACTGAAGCATGGACTCATTATCATACTAGTGGTCAGGCTTTTAGATTTGGTACTGACACCGCCTACTATCACAGTAGTTTTAGTATGTTTCATTCACATACTTTCTCTAATCCTAATGTTGTAATGTTCCAACCCGACGAAATAAAGTTGTGTTTTATTCAACTTACTAAAACCTTATATTAATATGATACATGAATATATACAAATAGATACCTATAATGACACTGCTAGTTGTAGACTTAATGGCATAACTTGCAGTTTTTCAAGCGCTACTGAGTTTATTACAGCTATTGGTTTCCCTTTTCAAGTAGGCTTATTAAATTGGGAGCCTACTAGATCCCATTGGATAATAGAAAGATTAGGTACTCCACCAACTGTTGTTAGTGGTAGTACTTTAGTAGAGATGATATGGTTAGACGACAATAAATCTGCTATTACAGAATATTGTAGACAATATCACGAAAAACTACCAAAACCTTACGAAGTAACTTTAAGGGATGTTAGAGATGGTACTTTATATATGACTGATTGGGTACTACAACGTCGTCAAGAAGAACAACTTTTAAACTTACCACTAACTTTAACACAAGAAAAGTTTCAAGAAGTATTAATGTATAGGCAAGCATTAAGAGACATGACAAATACATACACTAGTCTAGATACTGCTGTGTGGCCTGTTAGCCCATTGGAGTAATATATGCCAATTTCTTTTCCAGATAATCCCACACTTTACCAAACTACCACAACAGGTGGACAATCCTGGGCTTGGAATGGAGAAGCGTGGGTAAGTTCCGGTAGTTTAAGTGCTTACTACTATGTTCTACCTGATGCAAGCTCAACAACCCTAGGTGGAGTTAGAGTAGGTTCAGGACTATCGTATACATATACTAGCCCTTGGACTGCAACAATAACCGGTATAGGCTCTACCACAGGTTTAGCCGTTAACGATGTAATAACAGCAACTAATAATGTAGGTAGTTTAGGTACTGGAGGTACTTATACTATATTATCTGTACCTAGCTCTACTAGCATAACTTTTAGAGCGGCAGGTGGTACAACTCCTATAGCTGGTTTAGTAACTACTATAACTAAAGGTGGTAGTAATTATGCTTCTGGAACAGTAACCGGAATTGTTGGAGCAAACGGTACTCTTAATGTTATAGGTGGTGCAGTAGGTGCTACAGGATCTAGTGGCCCTCCAGGAGGCTATCAAGGTGCTACAGGTGCTTCAGGTATTCAAGGATTTAATGGTACTAATGGACAACCAGGTTCTACAGGTGACCAAGGTGCTACAGGTGATCAAGGTACAATAGGTGCTACAGGTCAAGGTGCTACAGGTGCTTCAGGTGCTACAGGATATCAAGGTGCTACAGGATATCAAGGTGCTACAGGTGCTACAGGTGCCAGCGGACTGCAAGGTGCTACTGGTCAAGGTGCTACAGGTGCATCAGGAGCAACAGGTACAATAGGTGCCACAGGTGCTAGTGGACTACAAGGTGCCACAGGTCAAGGTGCCACAGGTGCTTCAGGTGTCACAGGATATCAAGGTGCTACAGGATATCAAGGTGCTACAGGTGCTTCAGGTGTCACAGGGTATCAAGGTGCTTCAGGTGCCACAGGTACAATAGGAGCAACAGGTGCCTCTGGACTAACTGGACAAGGTGTACAAGGTCTACAAGGTACTACAGGTGCTACAGGTGTTACAGGATATCAAGGTGCTACTGGTCAAGGTGCCACAGGCGCATCAGGTGCTAGCGGGTATCAAGGTGCTACAGGTGCCTCTGGGCTAATGGGAGCTACAGGAATAGGAACCTCAGGTCCTGCAGGACCCACAGGTAATATTACTAAAAATTACTTATACTCTGGTAGCTTAACTGTTAATACAGGTACTTTACGTTTTTACCTTGCTAACTCAGCTACTCTTACTAAAATAGTTAGTATTCTTCAAACAGCAGGCTCCTCAGACACTACTTTAGTTGTTAAAAAGAATGGTACTGCTATACAAACTATTACAGTTTCTGCTAGTACAACTACTACTACCTCAAATGTTAGTATTGCTCTTTCAGCCCTCGACTACTTAACAGTAGATATTACTGCCGCAGGAACTTCTGCTGCAAACCTTAATATGACTTTTGTTTACGGATAAAATAACATGAATTATAAATCAATTGTCCAACATTTAAACTTTCCTGAGTTTTATCAAACTCGTACTGAATGGGAATATTTATATATAATACCTACAGAAACTTGTCATACGTTACAAGATTTTTGCAATTTAATTACTGAGTACGGTATAAACTGCCAAGAAATAAAAATACACTCTACAGATCAAACCAGTTGGTACGTTATGTTTAAAAAAGGTGGATCTATTAAACCAGATTTTCCAGGTCAAGTTATAGTAGCAGAGTATACAGAAGATCCAGCGGTTGATACTCCTGTTCAACCAGAATTATACGTACCAGCAGAGGTACCTGAAGATACAGCTACCCCTACAGTAGGAACATAAAATGTTTATAAAATTACTTTTTCATACCGGAACTAATCCACAGTATACTTTTAAAATATTAGATTATTTAATTAATCAAAGACCAGCTACAGGTACTAATTTAAAGACTTTGGTAACCGCAGCTAATGCAACTTTAGGTGCACTTATTGATGGAACAAATAGTGCTATATGGAATAGTGGCACAGGTATAACTGCACTTACCAGCAATACTAAATCTGTTTTTTATAAACCTACTACTAGTGCGTGGGCGTATAGCTGGAACATAGAACTTGCTGGATATGATAGGCCCAACAACGATAAACACGTAGTGCAATTTTCAGACCCTGGAGCTTATAATGAATCTTATGGGTCTAGCGCACCTTATGTATATAATTTTTGGAATACTGCAGGTACATCAATCAGCACGCTAACTGGTGAGGCTATAGGTACTATTAATTTTGGTACCTCTACTACAAGTGGCTCAGGCACTTTAACATTAACAAATCAATCTCCTGCTTCTCCAGCTAGTGGTTTTTATGATAGCAGTTTCATGGGTACTAGTTTAACAGGTGCAGTTATGTACATAACTGATAACTGTTTTATGTTTAGTTTTAACGGAGCCGGTGTAAAAAGAGAAAATGGATTTCCTGCAGGCGCACACCTTGACAATACAAGTTACTATAGAGGCATACATTTTGTAGGACAATACACAAGAACAGATCCTTGGAATACTGCTGCTAATAATGTACCACCTTTTGTATGCTCTCAACATGGTAGTCCAAACAAATATGGTATGGGATTTTTAGCTAGTTTAAATCAAGTGTCCGCTTATCAAAATGTTCGCGGTAATAACCCCGGTGTTGCAGCTTTAGTTGCTGATCGTCAATTAGATAATAGCTATAGTAGTACTAATAGTACACAACCTTGGGTAGCAAATAAACCTGTTAATTTTGGTTGTGGTAATAGATTTAACGATTGCTGGGGATTAGGTGAAAGTAATATTGAGCAATACTATAATAGTCAGTTCAATTACAGAGATGGTGCTAATGTTGGGGCTCCTTTAACCAGAACAGCAGGTACAAGGTATCTTTCCAGTGATTTAAAATCTACTAGCTATGCCTTACTACCTCTTACTTGGGCTAATGCCTGGTATAATAATACTGGTGGCAATATATCTGATAAAACTGGTGTATTCTGGTTTAATGGGGACTACTTTCCAGGAGATATATTAACATCAGGTACAAAAACTTATATTTTATGGCCTGGTGCCTTCTCACATACTGAAAGAATAGCACTAGCAGTGCCAAGGGAATAAAAAATGTATATAAGATTAATTTATACTGCGGATAAGAATTTAGAACAACTACTTAGAACACTTGCCTATATTATAAATACTCCCACAATTACTAGTGCCGGAACCCTTAATACTGCTTTATCTAATACAGGTATATTTGCCTCAGATATCGGTTCAGGGTTTGACTCCAGTAATAGTGAAATAATTAGAACTGTAAATTTAAGTAGTACCGTAGCACATATAGCAAAACCTGCTATGAGTAATACTATTAATTTCACACTAGAACAGTCTGTGTATGACGCACCAAGTACTAAATACTACTATCAAATAAACCAAATAAACTACTCAGGTGCTGCCCCAAATGTCATGATGGGAAATGGCTTAACTGGTGGAACAATAACTAGTAGTCAACTACCACAAACTCAAGCTTCAAGCTCAGCTACTGCTGCTGGTACACTATTAAGTTTAGTTAATAGTAGTTTTGATTATGGTCAGCAACAAGCTATAGCAGGTCAAACAAGTTGGCGAGCTTTACATGTATATATAACTGATAAATGTTTTTTGTGGGGTATTAGTGTAGCTGGTGGTCCTACAGGTGTAGGCTGGAGTGGAACATATAATAATAATGGTAATTACACAGTATCAGGTTTAGGTTGCTGGCAATACACTAGATTAGATCATTGGAATACTGATGCAAATGGTATAATACCTGTAGCTGGTGCAAGAATGACAGGTGTAGGTTCAGGAATATATAGTAACAGTAGTCATTGGACTACTGTTACTAATACATCTCCAAGTGGTGGTGCCTATGTTAATTCATACTATAATTTCTTAAAGGTGTTTAATTTAATAAACTATAACCCAACCTCTACTACCGGTAGTTTTACCAGAGAGTTTAACAGATACGTTGCTCACGGATTAGGAGGTATAAGAACCTCAGAAACTAAAGGTCATACAGTTAGTCTAGATCAATCATATACAGGTATGGAAAATGCTGTAACTACAAATAAAAGTATTAGTGTTACTGCTGGTGAAAAAGTAGCTAATGCTACAAATACGGGTATGGCTTTTGCCCTATTACCTCTTACATGGACTATGTCTGGAGGTTCATGTTGGGGAGGTGGAGATATATCTGCTCAGTCGGGGTTTTATATATTTAATGGTGAATATGCTCCAGGAGATACCCTTACATATAGCGGAAAAACATTTATATTGTGGCCAACTAATCTAGGTCCTGTTACTAGTAGGCTTGCAATAGCTGTGCCAAAGGAGTAAGTAGATGGCTGTTATAACTGCTTTTGAACCATACTTACTTCAAACTAGTTCCATAATACCTGTACAGCCTGTTACATTTAATACAATGACTAACAGTAACCCAGTTTTTGTAGCATTAACCCAAACTAACTCAACCATACCAGTAACCCCAATTAACCCTACCCAACAAGTTAATTTTAGAAACGCAAATTTTTCAGGCGGCTCAGCTAGGATTACAGAAGGTTTAACTATTACAGACGCTGGTAATACTATAAATCTAGGAGCTAATGCAACTGTTGAATTATGGTTATGGGCTGACGAACTTCCAACTGCTGCGTCTAATCTTATTATTCCTATTATTGCAAAACGTGATAATACAAGTACTTCACCACCTAACTGGTTATTTCTATACTTTGACAGTAACGGATATTTAACCTTACAAGTATCTTCCGCCTCAGTTGCAGGAGCCTGGGGTTTATCACAAACAGGTACCAGAGGTATTAGTCCTGCAAGATGGAATCATATTGCTATAGTTAGACAAACTACTTCAACTTGGACAGTATATCTTAATGGAGAGTTTTATTTAAGCGGTACTGTTGCAGGAGCTATTAATAATACTACTACTACATTAGTATTAGGAGCAGCAGATAGTACTCGGTCAGTAATTGGTACTATTGGAAGATTAAGTGGCTATATAGATGGTTTAAGAATAAATACTACAACTGCAGTATATACTTCTGCTTTTGCACCTACTTATACTATTGCTCCAACAGTTACTCAAGATGCAAATGTTTACAATAATCCAAGTGCAGCTATTGCGTCAGGTACTGTACTAGTATTCGACCCTCAGTTCGGAGGTACTTTTAGTGATTTAACAGGTACAACAAGAACATTTACTGGAGGATCCACACACTGGTTAACTCCTTTTGAAGGTGCAGTATCTAGCTCAGGCATAGCAAAACAAGTTGATCAAACTAATAAATCAATACCAGTAACCAACATATCTCCGTTTACACAAACTATTGGTGGCGGTGGTACTGTTGTTAGTGCTACTACTTTCACAGAAATGTGGATCTAACTCAGATTCCCGTACTCTAAGTTTTTAGGGGGCGGGAATTTTTTTATCTTGACACTAATAGCCCAACATGGTATAATAGAACAAAATTATAGAGGCGTGCTGAATTTACGCTTAAAATATATTAAAGAAAGCGCCGATTATGGAACCAAATGATTTTAATACGGGTTCAGGCATACTTGTAGGTCTAGGGTTTACTTTAATAAGTATCTCATTTGGCATACAACAATTGGTTAAAGCCTGGAGAAATAACGCAGCTGAGTCAGCTTTAGTAAAAATGATGCAAGAAGAGTTAGCTCGTATGAGTCAACAAAATACTGCTCTTTCTAATGAAATTGGAAATCTACAAACAGAATTAATTCGTTTGAGTCAACAATTAACTGATCTAACTATAGAGAATCAGAAACTACAATTAGAAGTTTCTATTTTGAACAAAGAAATTGCCAGACTACATATACTTATGTCTGGGCCTAATAGTATTGGAGCAAAGAAATGACAACACCTGCAAAAATAAATTTTAAAGTTTATCAAGGCAGTACTTTTTCTGAGGTTCTAAGATGGGAAAGTCCTACAAAAGTATATAAAAATATCTCTGCGATTACTCAAGCAGCTCCAATGGTTATTACTACTACTACAGCACACGGACTACCACCTAACTGGAGAATGAAAGTAACAAATGTGCTCGGTATGACAGATATTAACTCTACCGATAACTATCAAATAGCTACAGATGTTACTTCAAC